CACGCGAACAGGTATATAGTAAGATTGACAGTTTCAAGGATTTTACTCCTATCCCCTGTTTCAGGGCGAACCCTTAGTCCTATATAGACCATCCGAATGTGTTACAAAGATACGGACCCCGCTCGTTTCCATTGAGCTAATGCCGTACCTAGAGTGTTAGGCACACTCCTATCAAAGCCAAACCCGGAACTACCGTGATAGCAAGCATCGTACAACCGTACAGATACTTCCACTCGTTCCACCATTGAGTTTTATCCCTTGACAATAAGTCATGGATATACTCTAAGGTATTCATGTCATCATTTTTAGGTATTTCATCTCCAAAAGGAGTTAAAGCACCACCCATTACTGGGTTTTGATAACCGAATCCTTGGTGAACCGAATAGGAATTCTCTGTTGGTAACGAGAATGCTATTTGTCTAGAGAATCGATACAAATCAATCGAACGTTTGAAATCTCTATAAGCCTTTGCCGTTTCCGATAAAGGGAATGATAAGTCAAACATGCTTTGAGACCAAGCGGGGCTACCATAGCCAAATCTAGATCGCTCTAGTTTCGGATAAAACATACGATCTTTAAGACGTGACGAACCCATTACTAATGGGAACGGCGTCATAAAGGTCATATAAACCCATCCTAATAACTTCTCGAACCAAGTCTGTTCCAGGAACCCTAACGTAAGTTGGGATGCCGACTCTATACCTTGAATAAAGGTAGACAAGTTGTGGCGACAGAACTGGTCCCATTCCTGTGTTATTAATTTTAGATTAGCATTCGCTACTCTAGAATCACCTGCAAATTTTGATCCAAACCGATTTCTCGGTATAAGATTATTTGCAAGGTCGATAAGTGAATAAGCATTAATGTTTATCCAATTATCGGCTTTCACAGGGAATGGTCCAAAAGGAGAAGTAAGTGCGATCACTATTCGTCTCGACCAGTACGGCATACCTCCTACCTTACGGTAAGGGGAAACCGCACCATGTCTAGAATACCGAAGAGTTGATCTAGCAACACTAATAAAATCAGGCTGGAATTCTCTCTGCTCTAAATCTTCGATCCATGATACCATAAACGCATCATCCTTAAAGGCCTTAATGGCCTCGTTAGGATTGATTGCACTCAAGTTCATACCTTTGTAATGAATTTGTTTTGCAAACTCAAATACTCCGGTCTTGGAAGTTAAAGATTTATGCATTGATACACCAACACCTAAATGGTTTAGTATTACCAAATACTGTTCGGCAACTTTTGTATTCATAATTACTACGTCATCACCAATGATGGCATAATCGTGAAACCAGCTATCTCCTCCTGTTCTATAATGAGCCCATTGCACCACAAAATGATGCGATAAAGCAAATACAGACCAAGAAGATAAAGCACCCATAGGTTGCCCTACAGCATACTTGTACGACTGGTTCTCCTTTTTAAGGAAGTAACTACGATCTACTAAGACAGATTTCCACAGTTTCGCGAAAGATTCACCAAATACATATCCTAAGATTGATTCTTGGATAAGTACAGGGAACCGATCAGTAGCTGCAGATAAATCTAGTGAGTAAGCAGGGTTACCTGTCTCTTTTAACCGAATACCAACCTCCTTCGCTTTCGCTCGGTGGTCGAAAGTACCGTCTTGCGGGATTTGACGTAAAATATCAAATGCCCAATTATGGATAGGTCTCATAAAAGACTGAGTCCAATAATCTGCAATGGCGAATACTCTCACTTTACCAGCAGCTTCTTCTTTAAGGGATAATTTTCCCAGAAGAAGAGATGGAAGTGGTTTAAAAGGTAATGAGATAAGGATTATAAATCCGTATATCAAAGCTAGTAAGATGATGTGGAGTAGCGCGAAGCGTGCTCCCATATTCCAACCGAATCGTAAGATCGATGGGAATTTTAGCAATATTGCTAAAGCATCTAAACCAGCACCGATAGTAGCTTGCCCGTTAGGACCTGCACTGTAAATAAATTGATATGATGGTTTTCGTAAATTAGGGACCTTCAAACCTTCCGCTTTCAACCAACCTAATAATTTAGGAAAGTCGCTCGCAAAGGATTTAACAATCCCGTCCAGGCTTACTTTAGCTGGATCGGTAATCGTTTGAAGTTTCATCTCAGGAATCTGATACATTGCTCTATAAAAAGACAATATAGTCAGACTGAATCGAATCGTCTCCACAGACCCAGTCTCTATCTCTCTTCTGAAAGATAAAGGTAGGACCCGTGGGATACCTAATTTATTAATACCTACACCAACTATTTCAGCTGATAAAGTAGGTTCTCCTGCCAAGTATTTGGCCAAAATTCTATGCGATTCTTTAAGAACCTGAATAGTGTATTTCGGACCAGAATACTCGCGCAAGTGACACACATGTTGAACAAAGATTTTACAATCTTTATGCAAATGTGACGGTAGTCCAAGAATAATAGCTAACCATCTGATTAAAGATAGAAAGTTATTGCTTCTGAAAAGCCATTGAGAGGTTGTTTTTATCATTGTGTAAAATATACCTTCAACTGACAATCCCGATCCGCTATTGAGTTAACAACCGCGTTATGATCGTGGGCCGCAGCTTGGGGCTGGTGAAGAACCAGACAGTCTGTAACCGCTAAGAGGTTTTTGTCTTAGGGTCATTTTGACCGATTAAGTCCGTAAGGAC